CCCAATTGAATAGACAATTACCTATTGATATATCTAAACTCAAAACGGGCGATGATGTACCACTTAAAGTTTTGGATGTTGTCAAACAATCACTTTACGATATGGGTGAATCAGCTCGTGGCGAGTTTGGTAAAGCAACCAATACAAGCCGAGCATATGATGATTTGAGAACAGCTTTAACAAGAAAACTTGAAGCCGTATCGCCTAGAAATGAAAGTGGTTCAATTTACCGTCAAGCCTTGGATGCCTACGCTGGCCCATCACAACTGAGCAATGCTGTTGTTAAAGGCAGAACAGCCATGAGACAAGACGATATTGCTTTGTCTGATTTGATGGGCAATATGTCAAAAAGCGAATTAGAGGCTTTCCGTATAGGCGCATTGCAATCATTAAAAGACAAAGTTGGCACAGAAGCGGGTCAAACTTCTTTGCTAAAGATGTGGAAAGAACCCACTACTAGCAACAGATTAAAAGAAATATTTGGTGATAATTACCAAAAATTTGCTCAAGAAGTATCCAAAGAAGCTAGATTGAAACCCTTAGAACAAGTGGGTCGAGGCTCTGGGACTTTTTCTAGAATAGCTGGCGCTGAAGATTTGGGCGTAATGCCGACCACAATTCTTGCGGGCAAAGCAATGGCAAATGTAGCAACTGGCAACCCATTGGCGGCTGCGGGTGAGGCTTCAAATATCAAAAACAGAATTGGTCAAGTCATCAATCAAATGCCTGAGACAACACGCAACGAACTAGCTAAAATGCTATTGTTAAGAGGCTCTCAAGGTAAAGCAGAAATAGATAAAACAGCGGCCTTGATTCGTGCTTTAAACCAACGATCAACGCAAGTTCAAACGGGTATTGGCTCAACAATTGGCCAAAATATTGACCAATAATTAAGGAAACAAAATGAGTTACAACGGCACGGGTACATTCAATATTAACTCAGCGGGTCAGCCCGTTGTTACAGGCACAACCATCACCAGTACAGCATTTAATTTGCTGACGGCTGATTTGGCTACAGGGCTAACCACAGCTTTAACCAAAGACGGACAGACCACACCTACAGCAAACATCCCAATGGGGACGTTCAAAATAACAGGTTTAGGTGCGGGTTCTGCAACAACCGATGCGGCTCAATATGGGCAATTGCAAGCAAATGCAACAACGATTGCAACCGTCACAGGTACAGATACATTGGTGGGTACTTTAACGCCCACCCTTACCGCTTATGCCACAGGAAATTTGTTTTCATTTGTGGCGGTTAATACGAATACAGGCGCAGCCACAATTAACATAAACAGTTTGGGTGCTAAAAACATTACCAAACTAGGCACAACTGCATTGGCAGCGGGTGATATTGTAAGTGGTCAAGTTCATTTAATTGAATATGATGGAACTAGATTCCAATTGATTAACCCATCAGCCTCAAGTGTTTCAACCATTTCATTTGGAAGTACGGGTTTAACGCCATCAACTGCAACTGGTGGCGCTGTTAGTGTTGCGGGTACTTTAGCAATTGCAAATGGCGGTACGGGTACATCAGGCACAACGGCAAATTTAACGGTAGATGGTACTAATGCAGTTGGATTTTTAAACATTCCAATTAATAGTCAATCTGCAACTTATGGATTGTTGCTTGCAGATGCGGGTAAATGTATTCTTCATCCATCAACCGATGCAAATGCAAGAACATTCACTATCCCAGCAAATAGTTCTGTTGCTTACCCAATAGGTACTGCAATCACTTTTATCAACATGACTTCGCAAGTGGTGACCATTGCAATTACTACAGATACCATGTATCTATCAAATGCGGGGACTCAAGGCTCTAGGTCATTAGCTCAATATGGCTCTGCAACAGCGATCAAAATGACTTCGACAACATGGCTTATAAGTGGGAGTGGTTTAACATGAGTGGCGCTTTACAAGCTGTTTATCAAAACCAAAGAGGTTTTGGGACTGTACCAAGTGCGCCTACGATTGGAACAGCAACAGCAACAGGTTCAACTACAGCAAATGTATCCTATACAGCATCGGCCTCAGATGGTGGTGTAGCTATCACATCTTATACGGCTGTATCTTCACCATCAGGTGGGACAGGTACATTGTCAACTTCAGGTTCAGGAACAATTAGCGTAACTGGATTATCAGGTGGTACAACATATACATTTACTGTTTATGCAACAAACTCAGTTGGTAATAGTGCGCCTAGTTTTTCAAGTAACTCAATTACTACGGTTCCTACTATTGGACAATCTTATGCGGGTGGATACTATGCTGGGCAAATCTCAACGGCTGGGAATGGCGTAGCTGATTACAATTTGGTTATTGGCCCAAAATCTTCTGCTCAAAGTTATTTGGCATATAAAACAAGTAATAGTGCTACTACTGGAACAAATTCCCTTATTGATGGCCCAACTAATAGCGGAAATATGAACAACGCAAGCCATCCAGCAGCACAATTTTGTGAAGGTCTAACTGTTGGTGGATATTCAGATTGGTATATGCCAGCTAAAAATGAATTAATTGTTTGTTATTTTAATTTAAAACCTACAACTAATGTAAACGACACAGGCTCAGGAAAAAATGCCAATTCTGTTCCTACTAAAACAACTTTTTACACAACAGGAAATCCTCCTCAAACTTCTGCAACAGTTTTTCAAAGTGGAAATACTCAAGCGTTCAATGCAGCTAACTATTGGACTAGTACACAATATTCTTCGTTTACCCAAATGGCTTGGATGCTTGAATTTACTAATGGTAGTGAAGGTCTAAACTATAAAGTAAATGAATTGTATGTAAGAGCCACTCGCAGAGTTGCAGTCTAAGGAAAAATATGAAACATATTTGTGTAACAGAAATAGACGCAATCACTAAAATATTATGTACTAGTGAACCTCAACGCACAGGCCCATCAATGCCTGATGTTAAAGGTTGGGTTTACGTATGGTGTGATAGCTCATCATGGCCTGTGGAAATATCTACAGATGGCACATATCTAAGAGCGCCTAAATATTATGGTACTTGCGATGACGATGCAGAAACTAATATTGAAGGCGTATTGCAAGTTTTAACTGAAGATGAATATAACTCACTTAGAGTTACCGAACATGAAGCCCGTAAACCTTATCCATCTTGGATTGGTTACTTAGACACTATGACATGGAGTGCACCTGTAGCAAGACCTGTTGATGCAATTGTCAATGGTGGGAATGTGCGTTATCAATGGGATGAGGCCACAATTAATTGGATTCCACAAACTGCTTCAACATGAAAGAGTTTTTCTTTATTTCAGGTTTACCAAGGTCAGGCTCAACTTTGCTATCAGCAATTTTGCGCCAAAACCCTGAGTTTTACGCTGACATTTCTTCTCCTTTGCAAAACTTAATTGCTTCAACTATCCATTTTTTAACAAATACTGAAACAAACCATTTAGTTGATGAAAATAAACGCAAATATATTTTGCGTCAAATATTTAATGCTTATTACGAAGATGTTAAACCAAAAACTGTATTTGACACTAATCGATCTTGGACTTCTAAAACATCCCTTTTAAAAAAACTTTATCCACAAACTAAAATTATTTGTTGTGTAAGAGATATTCCTTGGATTCTTGATTCTTTTGAACGGATTACAGCTAACAATGCTTTGTACGGTTCAAATTTTACAAATGACGAAGCAAAACATACAGTTATTACAAGATGTGATGCAATGATGGATGTAAAAAAAGAAGGCCAAATTGTTAAACCATATTACTTTTTAGAAGAAGGTTTGTTATTAAACCCAAATATGATTTTACTAATGGAATATGAATCTTTATGTAAACATCCTGAAGATGTAATGCGTGAAATCTACAAATTCATTGACAAACCATATTTTAACCATGACTTTAAAAATGTTGAATATGAGAACGAAGTGTTTGACCAAGCACTAAACATCAAGAATTTGCACACGGTTAGAAAAGAAGTAACATGGCAAGAGCGCCCGACAATATTACCTAAGTCAGTTTGGGAAAAGTATTCTGGACATGACTTTTGGCGTTCACCTTTACCTGATTTTTCGGTTAAACAATTGTATAAGGTCAAAGGATGAAAATATTAATCATGGGTTTGCCAGGTTCAGGTAAAACAACTTTAGCTGAATGTTTAGCTAGAGAGTTAAAAGCTGCCCATTTCAATGCAGACGATATTAGAAAACACATTAACAAAGATTTGGGATTTAGTCTTGAAGACAGGATAGAACAAGCCAGACGTATGGGTCACTTGTGCGATATTACAAGTAAATATGGCGCTCATTCAATTGCTGACTTTGTATGTCCAACGCCTGAATGCCGTGAGGCTTTTGGTGCTGACTTTTTAATTTGGGTGGATAGGATCAAGGAAGGACGTTTTGCAGATACCAATAAGCTGTTTGTTCCTCCTGTCACTTGGGACTACCGTGTTACTCCTAAATGGGAAATGGCACAGTATGAAGCTGAGTTAATCAGAGAAATAATTGTTCCTAAAGCTAAAATTGGGAAATTTGATCATGTCTGATACTGAAAAAGACCTAGCTGTTCACGTTGCTGTTTGCGAAGAGCGTTATTCACATATAGCGCAACTTCTCAAAGATGGTGAAAAACGCATGGCAAAGATTGAGTATTTGTTATATGGGGTGATGATAATGGTGTTGCTTGGCCCAGGCGTGGCTGGTACGTTTTTTAAACATTTCTTTGGGGTCTAATAAATTGACCCATTTACACTTGTTGCACTTGCATCATCAGCTTTCAAACTGGTCAAGCAATCGTGCGAGATGTACAAGGAGGGTCGGCAGTATGTGTTGGATGCCAAAGCTGAGATTGATGGAGTAGTCAAAGATGTTAAACAAGCTCAAAACGATATTAAAAGATTTTGGGGTTTCCTTGTTGGTATTTTTTCTAGCCATAAAAGAATTGAGAAAGTTCAACCAACAAAAGAACAGCCAAAAAAGAAAGTAAAAGCACCAGAGTTTGATGAAAACAGAATATATGCTGAAGTTGCTGATGCTTTAACTAAGTTTTTTCACGCCTACAACGGTTTAAAGCACTACAAAGAAGAGCAAGAAGAGACAGCATCGAAGTTAGGGGATGAAGAAGGACAAGACATTGCAATCAAGTTAGTGATAGCCGACCTACAAATGGAGCGCTTGAATGATGATTTGCGAGAATATATGGTGTATCACGTCCCTAGTGAATTTAAAGATTTGTATAGCCGTGTAAACAAGATGATCGGACACATTGCCAATCAACAACTGTTAGCAAGAAAGGAAGAACTAGACAGAAAGAAGGCATTGGCATGGCAACGAAAACAGGCTATAAACCGAATACAAAACAGAATGTTGATAGGGGGGGTAACTATCATAGTGATCTTGTGGACGTGGATAATGATTCTAGCGATGATTCCTTCTACGTCATCGTAATTGTGATCCTCTTGTGCATCATCTTGTTTTTCATGCCCGTTTTAATGTGGATGTATATGGATGTGCGACAAACTGAAATCAAGGTTCAAAAGCTAGTCAAGAAATTGGAGAGTAAATAATGGATTGGTTAAAAAGCATTGCTCCTACAATTGCAACGGCATTGGGTGGCCCATTGGCAGGTTTGGCAATCAATGCTGTATCGTCTGCATTAGGTATTGATCCTGATAAAGTACAAGAAACCATTGCATCTGGCAAATTGACAGCAGACCAAGTTGCATCTATTCAGCAAGCGGAATTAGCCCTCAAAGCTAGGGCACAAGAATTAGGTTTAGATTTTGCTAAATTGGCTGTAGACGATAGAAAATCTGCTAGAGAACTCCAAGCCACGACTAGAAGTTTTATCCCCCCAGCTCTTGCTATTCTTGTCACAATAGGATTTTTCGGCATATTGGTGGGAATGATGCTAGAAACATTTAAAACAAGTGATGCTTTGATGTTGATGTTGGGCAGTCTGGGCACAGCTTGGACAGGAATCATAGCGTTCTATTTTGGATCATCGGCTGGTTCACAAGCTAAAGACGATTTACTACACAAAAGCTCACCAACAAAATGAATTTATCACCCAACTTTACGTTAGAAGAACTAACGCATACAGATCACAGGGAATTCTCAAATGAACCTAATAACATTGAAACAGCAAATCTTATCCGTCTTGCTGAGTTTTTGGAACAAGTTAAAAGCCTACTCGGAGGCAAGCCTATCATGGTTAATTCAGCGTTTCGCAGTAAGCAAGTCAATGATGCTGTGGGAAGCAAAGATTCCAGCGCACATCGTTTTGGCAATGCTGCTGATTTGCGTGTGCCTAGTCTTACTCCTGATGAGGTCGTTCAACTGGTTATAGGTTCAGATTTACAGTATGACCAAGTGATAAGAGAGTTTGACCGTTGGACACACATTGCTATCCCCAAAGAGGGCGAAATGCCTAGAAGACAAGCATTAATCATTGATAAACAAGGCACAAGAGTTTATTCTTAAGAAGCAAGGGGTATGTACTTCTTTAGGTACAGATCGGTCACAGGCACGCCTCTAGGCCATTGATCCGTCAATAAAAGGTAATGAAGCGTCTTTAGATGAGCGTTGACCCACAAGGTTTGGCGTTGGTCTTTAGATAGCTTATTGCCCGTGTCTACTTCCGCATGGCAAGACTGACAGAGTGCAGCCACATAATTGTCGCTTGCTTTAATGCCACGCCCTTTCCCACCGTGCCAATTACTGTGTGAGGCTTGCGACTGATAATGACCGCAATTCTGGCAATTGAGGCTTGCGACTAGTTCCAATAACAGTTTCGAGCGTACATATTGAGTTTTCAAGTACGACTTCACGGGTGCTGTATCTGTGGTCTTGGGTGCAAGCGTATCGTCTTCGTTTTGTGTCATCGTCATTTGATCTTGTTTCTAAAATCTTACCATTTCTACCGCATACTGGGCATTTCATTCGTGTGACCTTATTGCTAATCGTTCTGATGCTTCACGGGTGCGCCAAATCTGGATTTGCAGATCGGATGCTTGAAGTTGGTATTTCAAAGTTTCTTCTTCTTTGACCGCTAACATTAAATCATCAATGAGCAAAGTGTAATCAGGGTTTGCGAGAGCATCACGTTCTTGGGCTGCAACCTGAGTAACGCCACTAGCAAATGCTTGTTGCATCAAAATGGCCTTGGCGGTCTTTAATTTAAGCTCAACACCAATGCGGCTAGACTTGGCCTGAGCATACTTTGATGCAAAGTTACCAATGAATTCTGCGTGCTTTTCTGGACTCATACAAACCCAATCAAAAATATATCTACAGGAATTGCATTGTGTATAGGGTGCGGATCGTCTATTTCACCCAGTTGATGAGTGCTCAACCAAAAAGCAAAACCATCAATTACCCATTCGTTAAATTCATTTTGTACTAAAAACATTTGCTACCCTTTTTATTCAGACAAAGATTCCACCAAAGCCCATAGTAATAACCCTAGCATTGAAACCAAACAAATCAGCCCAAACAAGGCCAAAACCATAAATATTGTGCTCATTTTGTATAACTTTCTTCAGCCATGTGGCAAAAAATAGAACATTCAATGTTTTGTTCTTTTGGGTAATCCCCTGCATCTTCAGGTAATTCATCTAAATATACACGTTCACCTTTAGATTTTGTAATGCTTGCGCCAATGTTTCTTTCAAGTTTTGCCATGCGTTCAAAATGTTGGGGAAAATCGATCCTAATTTTGTTCCAATAACCCGCACCCCCTTTAACGCAACCAATACAATTGTTGTTGTGATAACCCAGTTTGTACATCATTGGCAATTCAATGTTGGCGTTTTCAAGCATAGCCAAGCAATCTTCTTTTCTTAATCCTTGGTCAATTAAAGGACACCATATATCTACATCATTGTTGGCATCAATAAAACGATCTAAACGGTGTTGTTCTTCAGCCGTATAACCAAATACTTGTTTGTCAGTTAATTGTTCAAACTTTTGTCGAACTTCTTTTTTTAAAAATTTAGTGCAAGGTGCGCCAGCTATTCCAACGATATAACGATTTTTTTCAAAAACATTAAAAATACTGCCTTGATATTTTTCATTACGCAAGATTTGTATTTCCTGGCCAAACCATTGCTCACATTCTTTAAGAAACCTCTTATTATCTGGGTGTTCTTCAGCAACTTCGGTATAAGCAATAATTAAAGGCAATTTGCCTGCATTCTCAGCAATAGCCAGTTTGGTAGCTATTGCAGATGCCGCACCACATGAAAACCAGCATACTATTCTCATTCTGTCTCCTTTATTAAAACTTCAACAAATGGTTCACCGTAGACTTTGGTGCAATGCAACGAAACTATTTGTGTATCGTCTTTGTAAACAATGCCATTTAATGAATCTAAAATTCCTTTGCAAACATTGTCTATGTCGGGTTTTTTCGTAGGTTTTTCCGATCCGTTTAAACAGGCTTCCTTGCGTTTCTTG